CAAACTTTGTGGTATGTCGATAGTCACCCAATATTCTTTGTCTAAAAGACTTTTAGCAGTGTTCAGGATTATAACCTGGTCGAAATCTGATAGTGCTTTGAATGAGTGGTTAGCACCCAAGTAAATGTGTTGGCACTGGTTTTCTTTTGCAAGATTAACTATTTCCTGCAGTGATTGTTTACCAACCACAAACAATGTTTTCAAACCTTCGGTTGGTGTTTTTTCTACTTCCTTGCCAACAAAAAAGTCGATGCCGTTACGAACACCATCGTCATAATCTCTTTTCATCTATGTTCTTCCTTTTTTCTCATCATTGTTGCACCATTTTTTACAAATTTCATCACACATAAGTTCATCGTTCCAATGCTTGTCATTATAATGCTCTGCGAATCCTTCACTGTCTATTATAGTGTCTGCAGAGTATTTGTCAAGGCTGTTCCAATCAGGGTTTTGGTTTTTCTGCCAACTGCTTTCTCTCCTGTATAAGCTGGTATAACAGCAAGGCCATAATCTGTTTTGTTCACAGATTACCATTTCAGTGCTTCTACATTTTATTTTCATATGTAGACAGAACCTTTTAGATCTATGGTGAGAGATTGTGATAATCTCTTGTACATTTGTACAGAAATTCTATCATGGGCACTGCCTCTGTCATTAGCGATAAAGTATAGATAGATGTTTTTGCCTTCACAAATCTTCTTTGCTTGTTGTATTTGGTGAAGATTCCAAGGAAAGATTATATATTGCCAAACACATTTGTCTTTCTGAACATACTTTTGGTATTCTAGCATATTGCTAAATGCGAGATCAAAATCTACGTTTTTTCTATACTTGTCATTTATTTCTTGGCTTGTGCCGTCTATTCCAAACACAATTTCTACATCTGGATGTTTTTCTCCTATCTGCTTGAACCAACTAGCATTCCTCAATCCGCCATTTGTGTGAATGACTATGTCGAAATTTTTTTGTTTGATAAAATCGATAATTTCGCTGATATCCGGATGCATCAACGGATCGCCAAAGTCACCTGCTAGGCTTATTTTTGTGATAGGGTCGGGAACATTGTGTTCTATGTTGTGTTTAATTTTTTCTAAGGAGTTATGAGTGACCTTTAGATTATCTATTTGTATGGTTCTTTCGCACATAGAACAAAGTGCGTTACAATAACTGGTTAGGCCAAAGTTAATCTGTGATTTGAAACTGCGCCAATCCATTATTGATCGTTATCACTGTTATCTTCCATCCATTTTTCGATTGCTTCATATTCACTGAGTGGAGTGCTGAGTGTATTTTCTTCGATGTGTGTCAGCATTTCTTTCATTTTGAGTTTTTGTTTTTTCATTTCCAATAACTCTGCTTTGTGGATCCAGGATCTATTTTTTTCTCTCTGAGCCTCCATTTGTTTGACTCTCTTTTTTAATTTCTTTAGTTCTTGTTTGAACTCAAGCACTTTGTCTTCCATTTATACCTCCTCGAATAGGTTGCTAAATTGTGTTGATGCATTTACAGTTTTTTTGCCAGTTGCTCCTCTAGTTCCGATTATACTCATCCAATATTTAGAATACTCTTCTACTACTGCGTTTGCAACATCTCTGTCGTCAGTAGCAAAAATAGCCTCAACTATGTCTTTGAATGCTACTCGGTCAAATGATTCTTGAATCAACATATTTGGAATACGACCATTGTCATACTGCCTATTTGCTTCTTGCACTGCATTTATGTGAGTCCATACATTGTGTCCCATCAGTATCGCATAAGAGAATGAGTCCCAAGATGTTTTACCTTCTTTGCCAATTTTGTTCAAATCACCAGGAGCATATATGCATACATCTTTGGCTTTAAGGCCGTCTGTGATAGGAGAGTCTAAAAATGATGTGTGTTTACCTTCTCTGACAAAAGCCTCTGCAAATGGAGTATTGTCTGTTGCAAGTTTTTTGTCATCAATAGAAGGCACCATTCTATAAACCCATTTTGATCTGTCTTCTGTCTCTACCTGGCAATAAACTTGCCCATTGGCAGTTGCTAAGAAGGGAGATGCACAGTCGAATGTGATCGTAAAGTTTTCATTATGATGCTTACGCACTGATCTCTGTATGTCTGTGAGCAGTGTGGCCCACTCAAGTTTTGACGTTCCTAAGAAGTGCATAAAATCGTGAACGCCTTTTTCTAGCAATCCATCAAATCTCAGTGCAACAAGTCTTTTGAGCACAAGGTGTATATCACACATATTCTGTCCACCCATGGACCAACCATTGAAGTGTGTGTCCGGATACTGTTTGGGATCACAGAATTTTTTCATTCTCTCATACCAATCATCTGCTTCGGTGTGATTTTCACCCTGTAAAACATTTAAGAACTTACAGGCACCTGAGCGATGCTTCATAAAATATTCATTGTTGATGTTGGTGGCCTGACAGGCTTCTTCGTAAGTGGAAATGCCTGTAGCCTTTTGTCCTTTGGGCGAACGTGCCACCCAGGCCGGAATATCAAGGATCATACCATAGTCCATATATGCATCCATCCACGCAAGAACCTGCTCACGTTTCTTTTTTGCTTTAGGACAGTTAGGATCTTTCCAATCACCTTCCCAAACGCCTTTACCAATTTGGAATCCGCCCGAGTCACCCAGTGACCAAGATGTTGATCTGTTCCTTTTCCTAAACATATCTTCCTTCGGCGAATCTCTGTTTACGTCTAGGTCAGCGTGGCCTGCCGAATACAAACACCAACGGTATTTGAATTGACCTTCTTTGTCATTAAGGAAGTTTAGACTCTCCACACCGTGTTTGAAGTTCGAAGGGATACGGGCAGTTTCTACATACTCTGATGATTGTTGTTTGCCTATGAATGTTGCATAGAATCCACTGACCGCTGGCAAAAAAATTGCATAATCTTTTTGTGTTTCAGTTAGATTTATGTTACTCATTGATTACTTCCAATATCTCCTCTATACCACTGTAACCAAAATACAGGGCCAACACAATTAGTAAAACAGAACTTGCCTTGAAAAACAACCCAATTGGCATTTTTATGATGGCCTTGTTCATTGCAAACACCACAAATCCTAACACGATTAGTCCTAACCATCCTCCCATTAAGATGCTATTTAGATCATTGCTGTCTGAAAGTATGGCCGCATAAAATAAAACAATTTCAAATCCTTCCCGGATGATTGCAAAAAACACAGTGAACGCCAATGCCAATGCCGCGCCTTGACTGATTGCTTTGTCAACTTTACCTTCCACGTGTTGTTTTGCTCCATGGCACCATATAGCCACATAGAATAACATTAATGAAGCAATGATCATTGTGATGCCCTCAAACATTTCTTCATGGTCGTGTGTCAAAGTGTTGCTGTATTCTGTGAATGCCCAAGCAATTATAAAACTTACAATGGTTGCAAACACAATACCGAGATACACATATTTTTTCGCTCTCGTATCTGCAACTGATCCCTTTTCGCACAGGGCATTGTTGTAGTTTTTGATATAATTGAATATCAGTGAAAGGATTAAAGCAATTTCAAATCCTTCTCTGAATACAATAAAAAAAGATTGAGTTAACGGCAAAGTTTCCATATTACTTGCTTTGTGCTGGTAGTATGTATTGATATGACGCTATACCGGAGTCTAAAGTAATCTGTAAAGCACCATCATCTGAGAATGCCATTTCACATTCGTTAGATTCGATCAGTTTTAGGATCTGTGTAACCTGTGCCACCGGCCATGCCCAAGATTTTTCAAGTTTGCCGTTTATACCTTGTGCAAACACAAACTCGCCTGCGTGTGATGATGCGTCTCCAAATTTGAATTTTAATTTATCACCGTCAGTGCTTACAACAAATGTTCCTTCTTCGGAATTGGCCTGTGCCTGGAAATTTAATCTCTGCACATCTGGCATTGTTGGTTTGATAGTCACGTGCCAATTTACGCCTCTGAACTTCACTGACTTTAGTTTTTCATTCACTATTTCTGAATTCATAAAACGATAATCATTTTCAAAATCCTTTGTATCATTTTCAAAGTGTAATCCTACAGGAACTGTATCACCGTTTCTGTCTTGGCTGTTTATGGTTATCTGTGCTTTGTCTTTGTACACAGGCAATTTCAATAAAATATCTAATTTTCCTAGATTTGGCATTCCAAAAGTTCCTTGCATTTCGTTCACAGGATTTTTAAAATCTGCTTTTACAACAACTGATCTATCTTCAGCCATTGCATCCATTTCAGTCTTTTTGTCATCGCCTACAATTTTCACAAGATCAATAAATCCTAATGAATGTGTGTGTTTGACGATGTCTTGTAATATATCTTTCATTATGTGTATCTCCTATCCCTTATTATAAAACTTTTAGTAAAATAAGTCAACACTAACCAAATAATTTGTCAAAGGTATTTTCTGCTTCGGAATTTCCAAGATTCCAATCCAGTACACCAATTAGGTTATCAAGTTTTTTGTTGATTAGTGTGGATTCCATTTCATCATCTGCGAATGGTAACTCCTTGAACCAATCAGGAATTCTCAATTCATCTGTTGGATATGCGATAGATGTGTATCCCATGGGATTGTCACGCAGTTTGCAAACAATACATTTTTGTCCATCGATGATGTCCATGGAATATCTGTCGTTGTAGACTTTTTTTAGAGTGTTCCAATTGATCGCCGCCCTCACGTGTCCTGGCATATTGATCTTGCCTTTGCGTTTTTCACGAGAATGATATTCTGTGAGTTTGTTTACACGTCTTGGAGAACCTTTTTCCCAGCCAGGCATTTTTTTGAATTCCAAACGGAAGTCAGCAATAAATTCCATAACTTCTTCTTCGCCTATACCCATCAATACTTTGTCTAATACATCAGATAAGAAGTCTTGAATATATGCAGGAGTGTCAGAACGTTTCAAGTCAAGACCCATTGCTTTGATTTTATCCACAGGTTCTCCCTCCAGATCATATATTTTCATTGCATATCTTTTCTTTGTGATGAACAATCCTTTTGATCCCACTGCTTCTCTGCCACCTGCTATCAATTTTCCATAACTACTCGGACTGTTGAAAGCGTCTATCATATATTTTGGAAAAGACTTGTTGACTTCTCCGGCTACAGAGTCATACAACTGCACCACAGATTCTTTCGTCCATGGAATGTTGCCTGCATCGATTTCTGTCTTGAGTGATTCATATGCTGAGAAATAAACAGAATCTGTGTCACCGTAGATTATGGATGGCCCTCTGTAGTCATATTCGCCACAGATTATTTCATTGGTCTTAGCGGCCATATGTTTAGTGATGCATCTGCCTGTCAGCGTGGTTGATTGTCCTATGCGTGTGTCAAAAAATCTGCAACCAGGATTTAGAATTGCACCATACAAACTATTCAAGTTAATCTTTTTGACCAATTGTCGCTTGTCCCAGAATGCTATCTCTGTTTTGTTGCCTGCATCAATGGCCTTTTTCCTTTTGACTTGTAGTTCTTGGCGTTCTGCATACCAACGTTCTAACAGTCCTGGAATTACTCCAGCAAATTCGTGAGTGAATATTGTGCCATTCGCGGATAACATCCATGGTTGATCTGAATTGAATATCAATTCATAAACTTCTGCGGCACTCAAAATGTTGGATTCTCCAGTTTCCCAATCGATTGTGATAGATTGTGCTCTGTCTTTACGCATCACAGCCTGATACTCCATAGATCCAAATTCACCTTCCCAAGCACCAGCGAACGATTTCTTTTCCATAGTCATTCTGCGTTCGATTTCTTCTTCTGTGAGTGTTTGGCGTAATTGACCAACGATAGTTTCGGGGGCCATATTCAATGCTCTAATCACAGAAGGATACAGTGAGTTGATATCAATAGATCCAATCCAGTCGTGCAATCCTTTCTTGGGATACGCCACATAGGCACCTGCCGCAGGATCTGATCCTGGTTCACGTCTTACCCTGTCGGGCACAACCATGCCACGCCTGTGTGCTTCATTGATGATGCCTTGTTCTGTAACTGCCACAGCACCCATTGTTGTTTGTATCAACACAGTGTTTTGATGTGCTAGTTCGTTGGATAGTGCAATAAATTTTAGTTTTTCATCCAATCTACCCAACAGTGCCACGTCTTGTCTGTTGTATTCGATGAACTTCACAAAATCTTTGTTGTACAATTGATCCAATGTGCCTTCATACGGAGTCTTTTGTTCCCCCAACTCCATCTTGGAGATGAAGTCTAAAGCATAAGAGTGCCTTTCTTCATAGGTGTATTTCCTATACAACTGCATATAGTCTAAATGCACCCTGCCAATGATGTCGTATGTGACTTCTTCGTTGCCAAATCTTTCAAATAATCTTTTGCGTGGATATGAATTCCACAGGCACAGACGTCTTGTGTCGTCTTTTGACATCACCTTTTGTATTCTGTTCACTGTGTAGGGAATATCAAAACCTTCCGAGTTCCACCCACTCAGCACATCAGCATCTTCTATGAGTGCGATGAACTTGTTCAACATATCCGCTTCTGACTCACACAGCATTGTATTTTCAAATTCTTTTTCGATGATTTCTGGATTGGGAAAATCTTTGGGAGGGATGGCCAATGATATCAATTGATCCAACCATTGCAGATATACTGTGATAGAAATAATCGGTGCCCAGGCATCTGCTGGCTTGGCATAACCTTTATTAGGGTCGAAATCTACCTCGATGTCAAAGAACGCCACTTGCAGTTCTGGTGCATCTTTGTTTAGATAATTTTCTTCCAAGCAACGAAATATAGGATTGATGTCAGACTCATACATCCGCTTGCCTGACTGCATAGCCAGTTCCCTTTTAAACAACTTACCTGATTTTGTGGCAATGCGTGACACCGGAGTGCCATACACGGATTTAAACTTGCCTTTGGGGTCGTCATAGTACGCCACATAGCGAGCCGGGTATTCCACATATCTCCGTTCACCATTTATTCGTTCGACCACAGATATCTTATCTGCTTCTCGATCAAAATAAGCGTCTACATAACTCATTGACTAATACTACGCTGATATCTTTGCTAATACAAGTATTTCTTCTAGTTCTGCAATATCATCTTTTTCAGCATCTAATGATTGCTTGAATGCCACATTGATTGCTTTGTTTAATAGTGCCGGTTTGATTTCTAGTTCTTCTGCCACTGCTTTCACAGTGTCTCTCAAACCTTCTGATAGATCTTTCATTTCTTGTTTTACTTTGATGCCACTTTCTAGTGTGTATTTTATTTTTGCTTGTTCTTCTGAATTTAGTGTTCTCATATGAGTGCTCCTTTTGATTTATTATAAAACAAATCTTACAAAAAGTCTATTGTTTTTTTCTCGAGATAGGAGTGTCGAAGAATCGCTTGGTAGGACGTTTTTTAAAAAGATTGAGTCCACGCGAACCTGCAGACTGTGGTTTTTTGGTTTGATCTTTGATCGGAACGTTTGTGATCTCTGCTATCTTCATACACTAATATTTACTTAATGTAAGCACCAATTCTTCCGTGTATATCAGGATATTTGATATATCTGTAACCCTCTGGAACATTGATGGACTGTGATGACCATACAGGAATGAATTCTTTGTTTCCCCATTCAAAATCAGGATTAGATCTCAGATGTACTTCGATTAGATTACCACCTATAAATTCACAGTTTATCCATTGATACTTCTTAGCAAATGGTTTCAAAATTTCAGGCAAATCAATGCAATGATCGATTTTGCTCCATCGGTCCCAACGTGTGAAAGTGTAATCGGATTTGAAACCCTGCACAGTCAGATGTGGATCACCCCATTTATAGTCAACACTGATATGATCTCCTTTGAACTGTTGGCACCAAAAAGTACCATATGGCAAGGAGTCAGTCCACACATCTGCTCTAAGAAATTCTATGTTAGCACCTAGACCAAGACCTAGGAAGTTGATACAAGGCCTTACAATATAAAATCCATCTTCCGGCACATCTACGCCGGCTGGTCCACAGATGTATCCTAGTTTGGTCGATAGTATGAGTTTGTCAAAGATCCAAAGATCCTCTGGATCAGTGTTAAGCCATTCTTGATCGAATTTGTCTGGTTGTTTTACCACTTACGACAAGACCAATATCTTGCCTTTGTTCTTGGTCCTGGATTGGCACAGTTGTGGCGTGCTCTGAATGATCTTCGTCTTGCGGGATTGGATTTTTTGATACGCATATTTGGATCACCAAAATTTACTTTTTTGATATTTTTAGTTTTTGGATCACGCACATACACTTTGAACTTCTTGACATCACCACGCATTGGTTTGCCCAAAGGCACTTTTCTTCCCCTGTATTCTGCCTCTTCTATATCAGATAAAAGATTTCCTGTGATATCATCGGTGTAAACGAGAATGTTTTCGCCGTTTATTTCAACAATCGGAGTGTCTATTGCTAGATCATCGCCAAACTCAAAAGTTAGAATGTCGCCTATTTTGGGTGATTCTGCTTGTTCAAATTCATCAAAGTTCATAGTGCTACTATTTAGTCTTCACGTTTTTTGCTTTGCCTCTTCTATTCTTGTTAGGATCTTCCCTGCGTTTGCGTGATGCCGCTTTGGCTCTGCCCTTCTTGCCAAGTGCTCGTGCCTTCGAAAGTGGCAAACATTTTGGTTTACCCTCACTGCTTGACCCTCTGGCACAATCGCCTCTGATCTTACCTTTTGGTCCGAAACGCACCCATTTGTCTTTGAACCACTTACGTAGATCTTCGTTCAATGATTCTGAAAAAACTAGTTCGCCACAGTTCACACAAATGTCCACATCTTCTTTTTTAACACAGTTTGGCACACGTTTGCCGAACATAGTTTTCATACCCTTCTTTTCATATCCGGGCCAGCATTTTTCTTGAAGTATATCTGTGAGTTTCATCAGTCGCTCTTGTTACCCCAGTTGGCCGCACCTTTTTTGCGACACTGCACTAGAGCACCAGAGGCATAGGCCGAAGGCCATACTTTGTATCTTGCTTTGACTTTGTGATAGCAGGCATCTTTTTTGCCTGCCGCTTCGTCGAATTCTTCTTCGGTGATGGCTTTTCCTTCTGACACTGATTCTCCTGTAGATCTCAATTCATCATATCTTTTTTTGATATGCATCCAAATCTGTTTGTCTTTTTGTATCATAGGATCTAAAAGTAAATCTTGCAGATGTTTTAAAGCATCATTTAGATCAGCAACTTCATTTGTGTGTGCAGTTGTCATTCTCGCTGACGCTGTTTTCTTATCTAATTCTGCTTGTTTTTGCTTGTCTTCTTTTTCTTTTTTCTTTGCTTGTTTTAAAAAAGCAGGAAGGTCATCGTCTTGCTCTAGTGTGTGTTCTTCACCATCTGAAGTTTTAAATTTTGTTCCTTTTTTTGCACCAGCGGCTTTCATTTGCCTTACCTTTTGTGCAAACTCGTTGCCTTCATCTAATCCAAGATCA